TTCTCCCCGCTCCCCGCTAGTGCTGCTCGGGCGGCAGCAAAGCTTTCGGGCCAGCAGCGTTTTGCTTCCTCTGCCGTTTTGAACTCAACAACTTCCGTCTCGTCGGGTTCGCCTTCATCATCGACTGACAGACAGCGGTGCGCTATCCAAAGGCGGCAGACTTCGCGATACCCGCTGACATGCATGACGCCGTGAAGGTCCAAGTCTTCAGCGAGGCTGACAATGTTGTCGGATTGGCGCTCTGGTTCGTCATAGTCGGCAATCCATTCCCATTTCGACAGCCTCGCATTCTCCCGCTCCAGCTCGTCGAGGCGGGCATTGAGCACGATGATTTCATCATAGCGGTCGGTCGCAAACTTGTGGAGGCGCACGACATCATCTTCCAGATCGATTAGGCCAGCGGCTGCTTCACGCGCAGTAGCTACGCGCCGGATCGCTGCCTCGTCCTCCGTCTCCGTGGCAAAGCGGACGAACATTCCATCCAGCCGTTTCGCAAGTTCACTCGTCGTGCTCATGGGCGGTGGTCCAGCATCAACACCGCAAAGGCGATTGCCGCTAGAACCAACGCAGCGATGACAAACACTGGGGTACTTTTCTCGCCCATCACTTCTTCTCCTGTGCTGCTAAAAGTTCGCGCGGTAGAATTGCGCGAGTGCTGCTTCAACATCAGCGGCTGCAAACTCTCCGCCCTCACCGTCAGTGCGGCCTATCCAGATGCGGTCGCCAGCGTGTCGGATGACGAACTGACCGATGCGGATTTCTGGCGGCGCCCTTGCAGCCGCCTCCAGCGCGCGGGGGTCTAGTTCAGTCACAGTTCCACCTTCTCAATCTTGCCATTCATCTTGCGGCGTAGGGACTTGTTGAACCCCGCGCTCTGCCATTTCCGTCCGTCCCGATGCTCGCGCAGCTTCATCTCAGGGAAGGGGCGGCTCTGTATCTGAGAGCCCTTCTCCTTCCGGCGCTTGACCTGGCCCGTGTTGCCGCGAAGCCGGTGCATCTTTGCCCGACGCCTCGCCGCCTTGGCTGACTTCACAGCATGGCACTTGCAGTCACGGCGCGAGCCGAACGCCTGCCAGTTGCTCAGAGCGTTAGTGCCGCCTTCCCAAAGCTCAATGATGTGGTCGCACTCCCAGCCATAGAGCGGCTTCACTCCGCAGCCTGCGCACTTGCCAGCCTGCTTCAGACACAGCCGCGCGCGATCCTTGCGGGATAGCTTGCCGCGCGCTTCCGTCTCCGGGTATTCCGGCTTGGCGTCTTTGCCGAAGGGGAGCGAGCCGTCGCTCATGTCAGCCTCATCTCCGCGCGCTTCGTCGCCTCGGCTGAGCGGTTCTCCCAGCCCTTCATCTCGATGTAATTCAACTGCACGCGCGCCCGGTTCGCCGCCGTCTTCGCGTTCACCATCTTCTTCAAATAGTCCCGCCATTCGGCAGACGCCTTGACGATCCGCTCGCGGTGCGAGTCGGGCAGGTCGGGGTCCAGGTCGTTCTTCTTCTTCTCAAGAAAAGCGGTCTTGTTCTCTTCCAGCATTCGCGCTGCGGCGTCGCAATCGACCCACTCCAGCGCGGCTTCGCGGTAGATGTCGGAGAAGGGGCGGTTGTCGCCTTCGTACACGGTCATGCTGCCTCCGCTCGCGGCTGAAGCTGAGACACCTTGCGATCCACATCAGCGAGGAACGCCAGCACTTCCCGTTCCAGTTCGGAGATCATTGCCTCGTCGCGGTGAACCCGCTGGACGAACAGTTGCAGGTGCGGCGGGAAGGTCGGGTTGTACGATACGAAGTCGCACCATTTGCGCTCCGTCGCCGCCATCTGCCACATCATTTGCGTGACGTACTTGGCCGGAACCTTGCGGCTCAGAAGCGTCTCAAGATGTGCAGCCTGTTGCGGGCATTTGATCTCGATCAGCCCGTCATCATCCACGAAGCCGTCAGGGCTTGCGCCGCTCATCGGCACGCGGGGATGGTCAACGAACTCAGCCAGCACCACATCGACGTTGCGCATGAACTCATAGGCGGATCGCGCCTGCGGTTCGGTGTCGATGCCGTGCTGCATGGCGGCGTTCGTGTAGCCTTCGACCGCCACGCCAGTCAGGCGCTCGCAGATGATCTGCGCTTCATAGTTCGTGCGCGAGGCGGACACGCCTGTCTTGACCTTGGCGATGACGTCCGCAACGCGCGAAGCCGTGACCTTGCCAATCCGCTGCGCTTTCCATTCTGGCGTGCCTTGCTCAATCATTGGTCGGGGCCTTCGCAATGATCCAGGCATCAAGCTTGCCGTTCGCGTCCCTGAGCTGCTTAGGCGTCAGGCCGTGGATCGTCTCAGCGCCTACCGCTTTCAGCAGGCGGGGCAGGCTGGCCTTGTGCTTGTCCACCTTGGCGACGAAAGCTTGCACGGCATCATCGTCAGGCTCCGGATCGCCGCCGCCAGCCCTGCCGTCGTCGTCCGTGATGCCCGTCTGGATGTTCAGCAGCGCGCAAGCGGTGTAGCGGAAGCCGTAGGTGATGGACGAACCAACCGCCTGCACCGCATTCTTGGAGCCGCTGTGGTCCGCAGGAAGAAGAAGCTCGTTCTCTTCCGTGTGGCCTTCGCGGTGCGCCAGAATGGCGGTGATGCGGATGGACTTGTCCTCGACCTTCGTGCGGAAGGAGAGGGCGAAGCCGTGAGCGCCGAGAACGGGCGTTATCTTAGCTTGGATGTGTTCCCACTTCGCGTACTTCGCGGAGTTGTGGCCGGTGCCAAGCTCTGCGACGGCTGGCATGTCCCCAGCCATCTCAGCAAGCGCGCGGAAGTATGCGGTGCGCGCGTTGCGTGATAGGATTTTCTCTTGCAGCGCAAAGAGCTGATCCATCTTCGCGGCGTCAACGTCGGGGTTCAGTGCGGCCCGCTCGATGATCGCCATGACGGCGGCATTCTCTGAGACGATGGGCTCAACCTGGCCCCTCGGTTCGTGCTTCGTAACGGCGTTCATGGTTTCCATTCCTTCAAAATCTGATCGCGCTTGGCGTTGTCCGCAGCGATAATCCGGTGGATCTCGCAGACGATTTCCTCGATGCTCGCCGCCACCGCGTCGAGTTCAGCAGCGCTTGCGCCTATGCGCTTGGCTGCGTCTCGTGCGTGCTGTGTTGGGAATTGCAGGACGTTGCTCACTGAGCGTCCTCCATCCGCATCCGATCCAGACGCCGCGCCAAAAACATTGCGTGCAGCGGCTTGTCGCGGCGCGTGTCGATGGCGAACGTCGGCGCATGGTCGCAAGTGCAGCGGGACAGCTTGTCCTGTGCGTCCTCAAGCGCCTGCATCTTGCGGGTGAACTCAGCGACGACACCCTCTAGGGTTGTGTATCGGACGCCTGCCTTTTCTTCGTGGGGCTGGCGGTTTGCGAGAAGCATTTCAACGTGGGCGATCATGTGATTTCTTCCTTGATCTCGCTGAGCAGGCTCATGGCTGCGTTCGGAACGGCCTCTCCGTAAGCGCCGTCAACAACGTCGCTGTAGGGCTCGATGAACTCGACGCAGTCAGCGAGCAGGGCTTCCAGCTTCTTGATGCGGAGGCGCTGGTCGCCCACCTTGCGAGCCGCATCATCAAGCAGGCTGTGAAGCGTCTCGACGCGGTCTTCTGTGAGGTCGTGCTTGGTGAGGTTCACGGTTCAAACTCCGATGTTGCGCCGGTCATGAAGAACTCGCGTTCCAGGTCGTGAAGATCGGCCCTGAGTTGGCGGATGGCGTCTCCGCTCATGTTCGGATCGCCTTGGGCTTCGTGGAGCGCCTCGCGAGCCTCTTGGATCTCAAGATCAAGCGCGCGGGCGCGGCTCCAGTTGGTGCGGAAGAGGGTCATGCGGACACCTTCTTGCGATTGGAGCGGGCCTTGCTGACCGTGTTGATCAGCGTCCGCATTGCCTGTCGTGACGGGGCGAGAGCGGCGAGCATGTCGTCTGCCCAATCAGCCGCTTCCTGAGCGCCGACGAATTTCTCGGACGGCAGGAAGTCGTCCAGCCGATCCATCTCGGTTTGGATCTGATCGGCAAAACGGAGGAGCTGGCCTTCCAGCATGTAGGCGCGGTCATCAGCTTCATCGCTTTCAGAGGCGCGACCGAAGATGGGATGCTCGGGGCGGCTCATGCCGACACCCGTTCGTCGCGGGCCAGATCGCGGTAATAGTCGGCGCGGGCTTCAGCCTCGGCCTCACGCGCATCGCCCACGAACACTTCGTATGCGCGCCATGCGTTTGAGTTGATCTCCGCACGTTCAACAGCCGTGGACAGGGCGTCAGGGAGTGCTTCGTATGCGGATGCCGTGAATAGCGCGGCTTCGGTGCCCGACATTTCGTCCGTCAGGCTCTCGATCATGCCGTCAAACACGCGGCGGACCTTGCGGGCTCCAAGCGCGTAGTAGGCGTCATCGATTGCGGCGAGGATCGACTTGCCGGCCTTGTGGCCAGCTTCGCAGATCGCGTCGGCTTCTTGTTCGGGGATCATGTCGTGCTCCTAGGTGTTGGGGGAAGCGGAGAGCGCGGCCTGATAGACGGCGCGGGCTTCGTCAGAGAGGTTGCCCAGCGGGCCAAGCGCGACTTGCAAGAGGCGCTTGCGGGCATTAGCCGGCGTCTTGCTGGTCATCTCAGCGACGTTCCGGCGCGCTTGGTCGGCGGTCATTGGGTGGCGGGTCATTCGGTGTCTCCCTTGTGTGAGCAGAGATAAGCACGCCTCAAGGTTGGGCGCAAGCCCAAATGTGGGGCTCGTCCCAAAATAATTGTGCTTGACTAATTTGGGCGGCTCCCCACTATGCAGCGCTATGACCGATCTGAACACATTCTTGCGCAGAGCCGACGCACTTGCCAAGGCCGAGCAAATCAGCATCAAGACGCTTTCGTTGCGGATTTTCAACGATGGCAAGAAGATTGACGTTCTCAAGGCTGGCGGGCGCATCTGGCCCGATACCCTCGACGCTGCTGCCAAGAAGCTGACAAAGCTAGAGCGGAAGGTGGGCGCGTGACCCCTCTCCGACCATCCTGAAACGAACGAAGGCCCCGGATTGCACCCGGAGCCCTCGCGAAGACATCGCCATCAATCCGGACAGTGAGCGTCCAAACGTGACCAGCGACATCCGCACAGATAACCCGGAATTTCGTCCGGACCATGACGGCGCTGCGGTTCGTCGCAACAGCGGCGGCGCAGAGAGCCGTCACAAACTGGCCGATCGCAAGGATGACCTTTACGAAACCCCAGCAATCGCCGTCCAGACGCTGCTGCGCCATGAGGCGACGTTGGGCCAGCGGATATGGGAGCCCGCCTGCGGCCCCGGCGCGATTGTCTCGATCCTGCGCACGCATGGCAAGGACGTCGTTGCCACTGATCTTGTGGACTACGGCTGCCCGGATTCACAGGGTGGAATTGACTTCCTGATGGAGCATCGGGCGCCCGAGGGTGTCCAGTCGATCGTCACGAATCCGCCGTTCAAGTTGGCCGATGAGTTCATCCGTCACGGCCTGACGCTGGTCCCCACCGTCGTCATGCTCCTGCGCCTCGCGTACCTCGAAGGCGCGTGCCGCATGACTCTGCACCAGCGCCACTTAGAGCGCGTCTGGATCGGCGCTGAGCGCCTTCCGCAGATGCACCGCCACGGCTGGGAAGGCCCCAAGCAATCGAACAGCGGACGCGCCTTCGCATGGTTCGTCTTCCGCCGCGACAAGGGCAACGAGCCCGCCACCGTTCGCCACATTTCGTGGAGGGCAGCATGAGCGAGATCATAGAACGCGCCGACGAAATCCGAGGCATCTCCCAATCCTGCAAGACCATCAACGACCTGGCCCGGAAGCTGGGCTGGTCGATGGAAATCACGCGCCACGCCAACACGGTCCTGAGCCTCGGACTGGCTGACGCTCGCCTTCCGCAAGGCCCACGCACAGAGGCGAAGGCCGTCCCGAAGCCGGTGAAGCGCAAATGATCGAGCAGCAAGCCCCTGACGATCTGCCGCTTTTTGCCTTTGGTGGTCGCACCTTCAACGCTGACCTCGACGCAAAGCGCCTCGGCGCACAGCTCACCCGCGTCCTGCAAGCCATGTCCGATGGCCGCTGGCGCACGCTCGCAGAGATCCAGACGCGCATTCAGGCCATGACCGGCAAGCGCGATCCAGAGGCATCCCTCTCAGCCCGCCTGCGCGACATCAGGAAGCTCTACGGCGAGGAGGCGATGGAAAGCCGCCGCCGCACTGAGGACGGCGTGGACGGGCTTTGGGAGTACCGCAGCAACGCTGTGCTGGGGGGCGCGGAATGAGCCGCTTTGCCGCCGTCCCAACTGCCGCGCTCGATGATGAGCGCCTCGAAGCCCTCCACATTCGCGTCCTGACGGCCCTGTGTAGCTATGCCGACAAGGATGGCTGGTGCCGGGTAGGGCAGGACAAGATCGCGCTCCGCGCCCGCACAAACCCCGCCCGCGTGTCTCAGTGCATCAAGGACTTGTCCGACTGGGGCTGGATGCGGCGCCAGCGGGTCGGGAAAATGAAGGTCAACGTCTACCAAGTCCTCATGGACTGCGAGATGGACGCAGCCATCGACTTGCCCAGCGAGCAAGAACAAATTGCCGACACGGCAAATCACGTGACTTGCCCACCCAGCAAATCACCTTTGCCGCTGGAGCAAATCACACTTGCTCCCACGGCAAATCCTATAGGAACACCGTTTCCTAACACCGTTTTGAACACCGCCGACGCCGTCTCAGGCGCGCTGACGCGGGAACAATTCGTTGCCATCACGGATCGCATCTTCGCAGTCTGCGGACCGGGGCTTGTCGATCCGACGAAAAGCGCAACGCCAATTCAAAAGCTGTCTGGTCGCCTCACGGCATGGCTGACGCGGTACGACCTGGAACTCGACATCCTCCCGGTCCTTGCATCGAAAACCGCTCACAAGCGCGCCGGCAAGCCGATCTACGACCCGACAATTTTCGAGGACGACATCGCGGCCCATCACGCCGCGCGCAATCGCCCGCTCCCAACACTGGAGATCATCAATGGCGGACACGAGCGTTCCAGCCCTGCTGGACGAGGCCAAGCCTATCGAGGTCGAGGACCGTCTGAGGACATCCTTGACCGAGCACTCGCTAATCTGGATGGACGACAGGCTCGTCCCGACATCATCGAGCATACCGGACCGACGCGCGCTCGCGCCGCTGCGGGAGGCATTTGACCTCGCATGTCAACCCGCAGACCCGGACCTACTCAAAGCCTGGCTGAGCGTCCTTTGGATCGCCACGAAGAAGCAATCCGGCATGGCCGACCTGCGCACGGACAACGTGCTGCGGGTCTACGTCGCGGCCCTGAGCAAGTACCCGGCAGACCTCGTGGAGCGGGCAATTTCAACTTGGGCGGAAGTCCCGAAGCCGCGCGATGCGCATCACTGGTGGCCCGCAGCGGGCGAACTGGTGGACGCGATCCGCGGCCCAACGGAAACGCGCCGAATGATTCGAAACGGCTTGATGGAGTGGGACATGGATAAGGGCAAGCACACGCGCCTTTCGCAGCTTTACCGCGAACTGGCCGTGCTTGAGGGCGGGGATTTCACTTTTGCGGTTCGTCACCTGATGGACGCCGACCGTGAAGAACAGATCGAGGGACTGCGCCGCGAGCAGGAGCGCGTGCGCCGCGAGATTTTCGAGATTGAGGGGCCGAACACATTCGCCCGCGCCGCAGGGGAGGCATGACCATGACCACATTCAAAGCGACCATCAGCGAAGTGCAGTCCGTTGTGGCGGATGTCTGCGGCATCCCGCGCGAAGCACTCAAGAGCAGCTCCCGACGCCGGGTCTGGGCATGGCCGCGTCAGGAAGCCATGAAGCTGGCGCGTGAACTGACCGGCCACAGCTACCCGTCGATAGCCCGTCACTTCGGGGGCCGGGACCATACGACCTGCCTCTACGCGGATCGCAAAGTGTCTCTGCGAGAACCGGAAGACGCGAAGCTTGCCGCGCGCCTGAACGAATGCCGCGCACGTATCGCAGAGCTTGTCTCCCAGCGCATTGGCAAGCTGCTGGTGATGCAATCGCAAGGTGCATCTTCAGACTGGACCCCGCCGCCGCCGATGAAGCTTTCAAAGCCAGACGTTGTGGTGGCGTCGATCGACTTAAAATCTTGGCGCGCTCTTGGCGGTGAAATCCGCGAAGCCGCATGACCTGCCAGCACTGCGAAGAACTGCAAGAGAAGATCTGCCAGCTTGAGCGCGAGCTTTACGGCAAGGACTACGTGCCGCCGATTGAGTTGCGCCTGTCACAGACGCAAGCGGCGATGCTGGGAACGCTGCTGCGCTACGATCGCGTAGTGTCTCACGAGCTGCTGTTTGAAGCCACACGCACCTATCGCACGACCAGGATAGAGCCGGACCCGAAGCTCGTACACGTCCAGCTATTCAAGCTGCGTGAGAAGATTCGCCCATTCCGGCTGGTGATTGAAACGGTCTGCGGGTTCGGTTTCCGCCTCAGCGCGGACACCCGCAAGCGGCTGCTCAACTGGGATGAACGGAGGGCCGCGTGACCCTCTGCACAGGCTCCGGTTCACTTGCTCACCACATCTACTGCCACGTAGAGCGCAGCTTCACTCGTACTGGAACGGCGAGCGGCTTCGAGCCTTGCGTCTGGTTCGGACTTCGCAGCTTCGCAGGCCGCGCATGGGGCTGTCATGTCCTGCTTGAGTGTGGAGCCGTAGTCCGTGACATCCCGCTGCACGCGCTGGCTCGATACGATGAACCGGATGACGGGCCGTGGACGCTCGAAGAAAGCCAGCATTGGGACTGCTATGGCGACCAGTTCAGCCTTGTCCGTTACACCTACCTGCAAGGGCTAGAGGCGCGCGTCAAATGCGCATCGGCAGAGCATCTGGGCGAATACCTGTTCACGGCTTGCCCGCTCAACGATGGCTTCAGCGCAGAGCCTGAACAGAGCAAAGAGTTCATGTTCCTGGCGCTTCGGAATGGACGCTTCTGCGCACAGCCAACGAACCGCGTCCTGTTCATAGAACGCAGCTTCACCGATGACACTGGCTGGCCGGCAGACATCCAGCGCCAGAGCGAAGTCTGGTCATGCGAGAGCGAGGAGGCAGCGTAATGTCATCCGTATACTATCCCAAGCCTCGCGGCACCGAACGCTGGACGGGCAAGCCCAAGGAACCGAACCAGTTCTGCAAGAAGGTCAGCTACCGGCACGGCAGCGCTTACGAGTGCTCAGAGCCGACGGAGGGCAAAACCTACTGCCCGTCCTGCGCTCGCAAGCTCCTGACGCTCACCGATCGCCAGTCACCAGAGCAGCCCGCGCCCAAGGCATACGCGTGGACGCAGGACCAGATCTTTCCGCGCAAGCGGGCGTAGCGTTCACACACAATCAAAGGGACCACACATGACACTTCGCGAAGAACTGGAAGACCGGGCTGACAAGCTGGACGCTGAACTGCTGGACCTGTCTGGCCGCATCAAGGAGATTGAGCGCCAGAGCAACGAGCTGCATACGTGCCTCAATGCTCTCGACATTGCCGAGATGGATGCTGAGGACGCTGCGCTTGAGGACGCGGGCCTCCTTCACAGCAAGGCCCTTTTGGACGAGATGGTGCTTGGAGGCGACGCTCCCGCTTCAGAAGACGAGCAGCCAGAGCTGCACGCGGGACCGCTCGACGACGACGCCTCCTATTTCGACCCTCCGATCACAGTGCCAGAAAGCGACGGCGTAGAGGAAGAACGCGAACGAGCCGCAGCCATAGAGCTGACAGCAGACGTTGAACCCGAAATCCAGGCGCTCATTGAAAGCGGCGAGCATTCCTACGACGAGGTAGCGGCCATCGCGTACCCAGAGCCGCAATGGAACGAGCCCCAGACCGAGGGATACGCGCCTGTCACCAACCCCGAGGCTGACGCACTCGCCAAGGCTCACGACTATTATAGCCCGGAGAAGGTCGCAGAGCGCAATCGGTTCAACCCGTGGGGCATCTTCAAGCGCGAGCCGGAGGAAGTCTCATGAAGCGCCTGGTCATCTTCGCCGCGCTGATCGCAATCGTCTGCACCTTCATGGCCGCGCTGATTAATCCGCACTTCGGGCTGCTGCTGGTCGGCATCGCCATCCTCGGCGTGCTTTGGCGCATGGCAGGCGGCATCGCGGAGACCAGTGAGGAATACGAGACGGAGGCGCGCGATGTGGATTGAGCAGGGCTTCTGGATCTGTCTCGTCATGCTGGCGATCTGCCTCGCGCTCCCCGCGCTTAGCTTCGTCTTCGGATGGGGGCGCAAGCAATGAGCGGAGAACAACTGGCGCTTCTGGTGGGCGTCATCGCAGCCCTGCCGTTCCTCGGCTGGATCGTCTGGAACGCGATCAAGCACGGTAGCGGGGGCAACACATGAGGATATCCGCACTCGCAATCCTCGGCCTCGTGGCGCTGTTTCTGTACGCGCCGCAGAGCTTCAACGTGATGCTAGCAGGCTTTGGCGTTCTCGCGCTGATCCTGATGGCAATCGGAGTTGCATTTGGACACGAAAGGCGCAGACGATGACACAGGGGACAGGGGAGATGAACTGGTACGCCTTGCGCGTCATCAGCCAGCGCGAGGACATGGTCAAAAAGGCCCTGATCTACAGGGGGCATCAAGCCTTCACGAAGCAGGAACGCCGCTTCGGAAAATGGGTCAAAGGCAAAAGGACGGACAAGGAATACGTCGCAGCGCCTGGCTATGTGTTCGTCGGGACCAAGGGCAACCCTTGGATGGAAGTCCACAACTGCCACCTGATCCGGAGCGTTGTCAGCTACAACGGGCGCCCGGCCCAGCTTCACCCAAAGGGGCTATCCGACTTCCTCGGCTTCGATGACTTCAACCTGCCGGACTATTTCAAGCACTTCCGCCATCTGGAGGCGGCGTTCAAGGTCGGCGAAATGGTCACGATCGACAGCCCGTCCTTTGCCGGCTTTGAGCTTCGGGTTAAGGACATCCAGCGCGGAGAGGCCATCTTCGATCTGGTCATGATGGGCCGGGAGACGGAGTTGCGGATACCCGTCTCAGAATGCTCCAAAGCT